TGATTGGCTAAAAAGTAATAATAAGCACAAAGTAGTTTCCATAGATGATGAAGAAGTTTACACTAACTTGACTGCTTCTGATTTAGAAATAGATAAGTTTGTCGCTATGGAAAAGATATTAAAAATGATTGATGAAGAAGTAGATTCTTGGGAACATGATTACGACAAGAATCTTTTCTTTGTCTATTATTTAGGGAATGTAAGCATGAGGGATTTAGCTAAACACACAGGAATATCCCTTACTTCTATATTTAATTCTTGCAGAAGATATAAGAGAATCTTGAAACACAAACTCGGAGAAGATTACAAAGATTTTTTAAACGAAGATTACGATAAAATAAAATAAATATGAGTAAAATACCACCAAAACCAAAAGACAAGCGTACCAAAGCGTACAAAGAATGGGTTAAGAAGTATGAATCACAATCCGAAGGGTTGGGAGATACAGTAGCCAAAATCACTAAAGCCACAGGAATAGACAAAGCGGTAAAATTCGTTGCGGGGGAGGATTGTGGTTGTGAAGAAAGGAAGAAGAAACTGAATGACGTTTTTTCTTACAGAAAGCCAAATTGTCTAAAAGAAGATGATTACAATTATTTAGTTGCTTTTTTTGAAGCAGTTCCAAGTATAGTAACATACGAAGAACAGTTGCGATTAACACAAATATATAACCATGTGTTTAATGCTAATAAAGACTTGACTTCTTGTGCTTCTTGTGTTCGTGCAACAGTAAAAGAACTTGAAAGATTTTTAAAACAATATAATAGTTAATTTTGAACAGGAAACAATATTCTTATTTTCAAGGAAGAAATACGGAGATTAAATTTAAAGCATTGATGTTGGCTAATGGTTATATGGTTGAAGAATCAAGTAGGAAACAGAATATATATGGACATATAGATTTTTTTGTAGAACACACTTAAAAAAAAAAAAAAAAAAAAATCAGTATTGATGTTAAAGGCAATAGGCATTTAGATTGTATATGGCTTGAATTAAAAAATGTTAGAGGCAATAAAGGTTGGTTAGAATGTTGTTCAGATGTTATAGCTTTTGACATAGTTGAATTAGATTCTTTTTGTTTTTTTAGAAGAAAAGACTTGTTAGATTTTGCAAGTAAGTTTAAGGAAATAGCTAAAGACAAGACTGAATTTAACAAGCTATATACAAGAAAGGGTAGAAAAGATGTTCTTGTTAAAGTCAAGTATGAAGATATAAATAAGTTGGAGATAAAAAAAATAAAATATTAATGGGAGATAGCGTAAGTAAATGGCATTTAATGCAAGAAGAAAAACAACCCGTATCTTTGGAAAGAGATATAATAAATAATTTTGAAGAAGATTTGATTGTTCAAAAAGTTATTAGTAAATTTGCTGAAAGAAGTAAGATTGGAATTAAAAAGTATAACACTACACTTCAAGAGAACAACGAAGGTATGATGGCTTTTTTAACTCATTTACAAGAAGAACTTATGGATGCAACATTATACATAGAAAAATTAAAATCAATTATAAATGGAGAATAACATACCAAATGTACTTGTTAGGTTAGAACCTATAAAGAAAAATTATTTCACATTGTCAATAAACCTTATTAATTTAGGTACATTTGAAAGGTCTGAAATAAGACACATTATAGAACAACTCGATAAAGCAGCAAATCATTAATTATGAAAAAAACAACAAAATCAAGAATAATCGAAACAAGAAGTGTTGAATACAAAAACAAGCTAATATTTATAAACAAATATTCTGATAGAACTACAACATTAGGATTTTATGATTTAGATTCCGATATGGATTGGTTTGACCAATATACACATTGTGAAGATATGGAATTTACTTATGCGTACAATTATTTTTTGAGTGTTTTTTATGTTCCTATTGATGACAGATATAAAGTATCGCAAGTGTGTAAGTTTTTGCGTTTATATGATTACTTTCAAGAAAAAAATATATGACAGATAAAATGAAAATATCTATATTGATATATGATAAAGAATATAGTGTAACAATGAGTTCTGACAGTACTTTAGTAGAGTTTATGGAAGAATTTAAAAATTTAAGTAAAACAATTTATTCAGAAAAATTAGTAGAAAAATATTGGAATGAAATTAATTAAATCAATAAAAAGTAACACAACTGCATTTATTACTGCGGTTAGTGTAATTATGTTTGTGCAAGTGCCACACTTGATGATTGTCTTTGCAGGACTTTCAGAATTACCCGAATTATATGCCTATATTCATGGTGCATTATATGCGGTTTCTGTGGACTTAGGTGTATTGTTTTTTGCAGTTAGAGGTAAGACATTACAGACAGTAATATTTATGATTGTATCGGCTTTGATTACGGTTGAATATTACTATGCAGAAGTAGTAGGAAGAATTTTAGAAGAAAGCTATTTAGGTGCTTTGATTATTATTCTTGTAGCTATTACACCTTCTATTTTAATTTACTTTATTAGTGAAGAAATGAAGGAAAAAAGACGAGGTAGAAAACCAAGAAAATAAAACATGAAAGACACAATCCAACTATTAGATAACACTATTTGGAACACATCAGACCTTATTAATAAGATGTATGATGATTCATTTTACTATGGGTATTTAGGAAAGGTAGCACTTTCTTCTTCTTCTGTGAAGAACCTGTATGCAACACCAAAAAACTACTACAAAGATTTAGGTAAAGATATTTCTTTTATTCCTGCGATCAGAATGGGTGGTTTAATACATACTATGTTGTTAGAACCCGAAAAGATTGAAAGTGATTATGTTTTTGTTGATACAGGTAATAGAAGGAATGTCAAGTTCCAACAAGCAGAGGTTGATTACCCAAATAAAAAGTTGATGTTGCAAAGTGAATATGACGAAGCTAAAGAACTTCAATTTAATATTATGATGCACGATTCCTTTAAACACTTTGAGGGTGGAGAAGCAGAAGTCCCGATGATTGGAACTTTATTTGGTATGCCTTTCAGATGCAAGGCAGATTACAAACAATCAGATTATTTAGCGGATTTAAAGACAACTTCCAATATTGATGAATGGGAATATGATGCACGATACAAATGGCACTATGACGTGCAAGATTATATCTATACTACCTTGTTTGGAATGAAAAAAATGGTTTTTGTTATTATAGATAAGAAAACCCAAGAGGTAAAAGAGTTTTCCTTTTCTGATGCAGACAGAGAGAATGCAAGTCTAAAACTACAAATAGCAATACATAACTACAAACTTTTAAATGAACAAAAATAAAGACTCTTCATTCCTTCAACAAGTTGAAAGACATTACGCAATAACTTTATTAGATGTTCTTTATGGTTCTTCCATAGCCTCATTGATTGCTGACTTAGAAATGTTTGAGGATAGGGAAGCGTATGAGGTTTGCGAGGGTATAAAACGTGCCATTAACTTTTGCAGAACAAAAACTATTTTGGATATTAAAAAAGAATTAGTATCTTTGCTTGAAGAAAAAAGAAGCAATACATGATACATCATTACAAGAAGTTAAAAAAAAATATTTTTCCTTATATGGCAAAAATATTGAACAACAAAGACAATGCTTATTATATATTTCTATTAACAACATTTTTAATATATTTTAAGTTGTTTAACATCGAAAGATTAATGTTAGCTATTTATAAGGCAATTTTTGAATAAAATAAAATTATGACAATATCATTAGATAAAATTAAGGAAAAAGTAGAAAGTTATTACGGGGTTGACATTATGGTCAAAAGCCGAAAAGCAGAAATCATTGAAGCAAAAAGAATGTTTTGTTACTATGCAAGGAAACACGCAAGAAACCATACTGTTAAAAGATATAGTTTTAGACAGATATCAGAGTTCTTAGGTATTCATCACGCTACCATAATCCATCACGCAAAAACGATAGGATATTGGGTTAAAAATCAAGACGAAGAAATATTAAAAGATATTTGGAATATTTTTGAGTTGAATTTATCAAAAAAGAAAGATATATTTGCTCAATCAAGCCCAAAAAGTTTTGATAGTTTTGCTTTTTATTTAAAACAAATTCCTGAAAACAAGTTGCCCGAAGCATTGGACAGAGTTAGAGCAATGGCAAAAGGTTATAATATGGTTCATGGAAAAGACAATGGCAAGATTTATGTTTCGGGAGGTGTAGATTTTAGTGGTTTTTAATGTCAAAAAAGAAAGCCAAAAAACAAAAAGAAGAAAGTCAGTTTTATATAGTGAGCCAAACTGCTATGGCTTGGTGCATAGATCAGGGGTATAAAGTTTATCCAATACCTTCGCCATCTTGTAAAGGAAAAACTGACTGCAATAAATACAAAGTAGTCGTAGAAAGAGCAGGTAAAAAGAAGATTGGTCAATATGAATATACACACATTGGTTCTCAAAATATTATTTGGTCAATCTACAACCAACTATATTCAAAACACAATGAAACGAAAAAACAAGCACGTTAATTATATTTTTAACAGTATAATGACATTAAACAACGACATCAATGATATTTCTATAAAAATATCGGTATCTGACTTTGGTAGTTTAGATGAAAGGTTATTAGTGGATAAGCTAAAGATAAAAGCTAAACTGCTAAAGAAGTACAACAGAAGGTTGAAAATCTTAACATTATAATGGGGAGAAAACCAATAGAACGTAAATACTTAAAACCTACTGACGGTAGGAAGAATAATGGAAGGAAGAAGGGAGAGAACTATAAGAAACCTACTGTTTCAAAGTCCTCCATGAACAAAGCCAAGAAAGAACGTATATCACAATATGCCATTAAAGCTATGACAGAAGTATTCGGTTCTGAAAGGGAGGCGTTTCAAGCATTGGCTGAAAAGGCAAAGGAAGGTTCTTTCCCTCACATGAAGTTGTTTCTTGAATATGCCTACGGTAAACCCGAAGATTTAGTTTCGGGAGAAACCAAGAAGGGTACTACCTTTAACATACAAAATATATTTACAGGAACTTCCACCGCAGAAGGTGCAGAAGAATCGGAGTTTGAGATAGTAGAAGAATGAAAGTACCAAAGCTAAACGATAAGTATAAGGCACTCGGAAACCTATGTAGGTACTTTGTAGTTACAGGGGGTAGAGGTAGTGGTAAATCTTTTGCAGTATGCGTTTTCTTGGTTCTTTTAACATTGGAGGCAGGACATAAGATATTGTTTTGTCGTTGGACAATGATAACTGCTTCGGTTTCCATTATACCCGAATTTATCGAAAAGATAGAACTACTTGGTCTTACAGATCAATTTAAGATTGGAAAAGATGAAATAATAAATATAAAGACAGGTTCTTCTATCATATTTAGAGGTATAAAGACCTCCGCAGGAAACCAAACTGCAAACCTAAAATCATTACAAGGTATTACTACTTTTGTTTTAGACGAGGCGGAAGAATTAGTAGAAGAAGATATATTTGATAAGATTGACCAATCCGTAAGGGTAAAAACAAAACCCAATAGGGTTATTTTAATATTAAACCCTGCTACCAAAGAACATTGGATTTATCAGAGGTTTTTTGCATCAAGGGGTATTAACCCTTCCACAAATGAGTTTAAAGAAAATGTAAGCTACATACACACTACTTATTTAGACAACCTTGACAATCTTTCTCAATCTTTCTTGGATAACATCGCAGACATAAGAAGAAGGCGACCTGATAAATACAATCACCAAATTTTAGGTGGTTGGTTAGATAAGGCAGAAGGTACTATCTACAATAATTGGTCTATCGGTAAGTTTAATGAGTATGCACCTACTTTGTTTTGTCAAGACTTTGGCTTTTCTACTGACCCCACAGTATTGTGTAAAATAGCAGTTGACAAAGGTAAGAAAAAGATATGGGTAAAGGAGATATACGCTGAAATAGGAATGAACACAAAAGAAATAGGAATAGCAAATAAAAAGTATGCTATTGATGACCTTATTATTTGCGATAGTGCAGAACCTCGACTTATAAACGAATTAAAAGAGTATTGTAATATTAAGCCAACAGTTAAGAAGATAGGTAGTATATTAAGTGGTATAGCATTATTACAAGATTTTGATATTATAGTAGACACAGAATCCACCAACATAGTTAAGGAACTTAATAACTATGTTTGGCATCAAAGAAATAGTAAACCTATTGATAATTGGAATCACTTTTTAGATGCAATAAGGTACGGATTAGATTACTTTATGAAAACCGCAAATAAAGGAAAATACGTTATTAGATAACCCTTAAATAAATAAATATGATTAATAAATTTTTAGACAAACTATTCAATTTAGAAACGGACAAATTAAAACACTTCTTCTATGGCACTTTCATAGGGTTTATATTTGTCTTAATGTTTGGTTGGGCAGGAATATTCCTAACCTTATTTGTTGCAATATGCAAAGAAGTACTTGATTATATTGAGTATGAATACGACAACAAGCCATATAATGCCATAGCAAGTTTATGGGATATTGCTTTTACAATAGCACCTTCTATATTATTTTCGATAATTAGTTTGGTAGTTTAAAAAAAAGAATTACCTTTGTACTCAACAAAAACAGTTATTATGGAAACAGTTGATTACGGAAACCCTGCCTACGAAGAAGAATACTACAAGAGTTGTCGCACTTGTGGAGAACCATGCGAAGATGATTGGTGTTCAGACTTTTGCTTTACAGTTTGGGTGGATTCTTAAAGAATTTCTTTTCTTTTTATATATTAGTTTTTTTATTTAGTTTTTTAGTTAGTTTGAAACCCTCGCAGAAATGTGAGGGTTTTTTTGTGTAATTAAAAAAAAGGTTTTATCTTTGCTCAAAATAAAAACACAATATGGAAGAACAAATTATTTATCGAGAAGGAATGTCCTTAGATGAATTTGAAAAATACTTTGACCAACGAATTAAGGTCATTGAACAATATAATAAAGCAATTGCTAATACTCAAAAGGCAATAAGAATTTTAAGACAGAACCAATGAGAATCCTTTGTTGTCGCAAATGTAGGTCGTTGTAATGCCTCCGAGTGAAAGTGAGTGGTTCTGCACCATTGAAAGGTGGGTTTCATATCCTCACAAATTACAACAAGACTGACAGAATGGAAAGACATTCAATAAAGAAGCCACTTTAATAGTGGCTTTTTTGTGCTTTAACATATTAGGGGTATCTTCTTTAATACGTTAGGGGTATCTTCTTTAACATATTAGGGGTTTGGATCTTTTGGAAGTTTTGGAAGTTTTGGAAGTTTTGGTACTACCTTTTTTGAGTTTATTCCATAGCAAAGCTACCCACATGAAAATGCAGGGTAGCGGTGCAATGATACAACAAACTTTTTTAATAAAAAAATTTATTTTTTAAAATAGTCGAAGTACATTTGTGCCAATGTTTAACTAAATAAAATTTATATGGAACTTCATTTAATACCAAATTACAGAAAGATAAACGTATCTTATATACGACCAACCAATAGCAGGGGGGCGAGGATTAAGATAAGCGAACCAAAGAGATATATTAGCGACAAAACCAAAACAATATATTTACCCTATGACTATGAGGTGAATGGCATTCATCAACAAGCGTTTAATCACTTATTGAAAATTGGATTCAATGTTGTTGCGAGATGTTCTGATACTAATGAAGTTACTTTTTTGTGTGACAATTGGGCAGACGAATATATTGAACTAACTAAATAAAATTAAAAAATGAAAAGTAATTTAACTATTAAAGCAACGCCAAACTATTCTAAAAGAACTTTCACCATTAAAGTTATTTTTTGCGAAATACAAAGGAAGTATAGAACTGTTGAGATACCTATTGATGAGTTTGATGAAATGAAATGTAATTCAGAATTTGATTGGTGGCTTTTTTTAAAAAGAAATACTAAAGATTATTTTAGGATTTAAAACAATATTTAATTAAATAAAAATAAAAAAATGGATTCATCAAAATTAAGAAATTTCAACCGTTACAAACAAAATCTAATGTATTGCGATTCTTTTGTTTACTCGTACAGAACAAAGGTGGGAATCATTGAAGGTAACAAACTAATAGT